GTCGGTATAACAAACCAAAGAATCATATTCCTGTAATGGTAATGGCTTTTTAAATTGAAAATGCTCCTTCTTGTATATTTTACCTTCAGTAATTGGATTATTAAAGTATTCAGCTTGTGCGTGCCTATACTCCATGGTTTCTATCATATCCAAACAATCTTCCAATTTGTGATAATCCCAAGAAGGCTCTCCTTTTTCATTTAAAAGGTTAATTTGTTCCACTTCTGATTTTTTATTATCACAAGCTTTTTGGAGTATAGAACATTTTGATATTAAGTTTCCTATGACAACAAAGCGCCTTCTAGTTCCACTAATACCAACAGTTCCAAATAAAGCTTTTATCATCCAGTTGTAAGCTTCATCGACTAGCTTAGGGTTTTTAACTAATTCATCATCGTCTAAATCATCGCAAACAATGTAATCAGGACGTTGTCCTCTATACAGTAAACCGCGCGGTTTTTGCTTTCTACCAAAAGCTTTAAAAACAACACCATTTTTAGTTTTGAAATTGCCTAGTTCCCAAGAGCCAAGGCGTTTAAATTCTCCAAAGTCATGTATAAGCCTTGGGTTTGCTTCTAATTGAGCCTGTAAGTTACTTAATAGGTCTATAGCTCCATTCTCTGTTGCAGAAGCCAAAACCATGAATTTTAGTTCACCTCTTAACATGAGCCAAATAGGAATCAACACCCCTGCATTAGAGCTTTTTGCTAATGCTCTAGACCATTTTTTTACCAAAAAGCAAGAATTACGCTTTGATAAATCTTCTGCCAGTTTTATGTGAAAAGGTGCAGAATTGCCTTTACATATATTAGGAAAGTAATACTGGCAGAACTTATTATAATCACCGAGTAATTCTTTAATACGCCTTTTCTTATCTCCAATAGATTCGTTATAATCTACCGTAATTCCATCAGCAATTGCGTCTACCTTCTTTTGATAGTCCTTTAGTAAGTCTTGATATTTTTTCTTTATTCTAGTAGACATATACTATTTACTTAATTCGATAGCCTTTTGGTTTAAAAACTCGTTCTGATAATCTCCTATTTCAATGGCTAGTTCTACATCTTGCTGACGTACAAATTCTAAGAACTCCCAACAACAATCGAAATACGTTGGTAAATCTGCCTTTTGTTCAACAAACTTAATAGAAGCCATCAGCTTTGCAACTTGGTCGCTTTCTGTTGGAGTTATAACTCTATCTTCCTCTTCTAGCTTTAAGTAAATCTTATTGATCTCAACATAGGTTTTAGAAATTAAATTTTGAAGCGTTAGCTCTTTAGACATTTTTAGCGTATGCCAATTACCAGCTTTAACCCATCTATTAATTTGAGTTTTACTCTTTTTTAGTTGCCTTGCTATTTCTGCTTGAGTTAGACCAACTTCTACATAAAGCGTTTTTGCTATTTTTTTTAGTTCTTCTTTCTTCATAAACTCAAAAATGCACCTTTTTTATTCACTTTTAAGGCATTATATTTTATAAAAACAATAAATATGATGAAAAACAACGTGTAAACTGTTTTTAAAAAAAAGACCCCAAAAAAGCACTAAAATCTGACATATATTTGTGATATGCGGTTCGGTTAGAACCGCAACTTTTCAAAAAAATCGCAAAAAATGGCTTTTACATTCATTCTGTCAGATAGCTCAATAAATGAGTCAGGATATAGAATTTTAACATCAGGGATTAACTTAAAACAGTTCAAGAAAAATCCTGTAATGTTTTACAATCATCATAGGTCTTCCAATTGGGATAAGCCCAAGCTGTTGCCTATTGGTGTTTGGAAAAATATCCGTGTAGAAGGAGATAGACTTTTAGCTGATGCTGAATTTGATATGGAAGATACTTTTGCGGCAGAAGTGGCTAGAAAAGTTGAAAAAAAGCACCTCCAAGCCACAAGCGTAGGCATTAGAGTAATTGAAACAAGTAGAGAGCCTAAGCATTTAGAAAAAGGACAAACACGCCCTACTGTAACAAAGAGTAAGCTATTGGAAGTATCTATCGTGGATATACCTAGAAATGGTAATGCCCTTAGATTAAGTTATGGAGATGATATACTAGAGCATAGCTTGGGCGATGACAAAGAACAAATGAATAATATTTTACCGTTAATTGAATCAACAAACAATTTAGGAATGAAGGGATTATTTGAAGTTTTAGGTTTAGGCGCAAATGCAACAGAAATACAAGCAGTCACAGCCTTAACGCAGCTAAAAAATGATAATAAAACATTGCAGTCAAAGGTTGCAAATTTATCAGAACAGCTAGAACAATTAAAATCAAATCAGCAAGAAGAAAAATGTCAAGCTCTTGTAACAGCAGCTATTAGTGCAAAAAAGATTACTGAAGAGGACAAAGAAACTTGGTTAGATTTAGCTAAAAACAATTATGAGGGTGCAAAAAAGGCTTTAGACAAAATGAAAGGTTTTACAACCCTTTCATCTCAAGTTAATAGTAGCAAAACTAATGATACAACTCTTAGTGATGCTGAACTTTTTGAAGCAAAATTTGATGCTGGAGAAATCGCTGAATGGGAAAAGAATAACCCTGAAGAGTATAAACGCTGTATGGCTGCATACGAAGCTTTAGAATAGATTCAAATCTATCTAGCAATAAAAACAACATAAATCAAATCCTATTTTTTTGACTTAATCAAATAACAATGAAGACAATATTTAGCCTGTTGCTTCTTTTTGGCTGCTTATTTACTTTAGATGCTTTATTCCCCTGTTACGCACTTTCTGCTTCAAAAAAGGAACAAGAAAAAATCATTGAAGGTATAGTCGAAAATGAAGCAATAACAAATGTTATTCAAGAGCTCCCAAACAATAGCATTATATCAAAAGATGAAACACAATGCCTGTTCTATCAAAATGATTTTAATACTGATGTAATAGGTGATAATATGCGATTTAAGTCATTTGCAAGTTGTAAAAAATGTCACCTAGGTAGCACTAAAATTAATAGGCGACCAAGGTTGTATAAAATAAAATGTTATGGCCCCGCGCCTTAGTCCCACAAAATCTATTATTTAATTTTTAACAACTTATACATGGTTACTCTATTGCTTTTTGATGGAAATTTTGACTGGGGGGCAATTGCTCAAGGTGGAATTGGATCATTAGTCGTTATGGCTGTATTTGTTATCATAATTAGACCAATAATTGAACAGTTTATTGAGAGTTATAAGAGCCTTATTAGCTCGGTAAGTCTGATTAATAACACTATCTCAGAAGGGAACAAGGAGGTACTAAAGGCTATTGATGGTTCAGAAGATAAACTGATTGAAAGGTTTGTTTCAACTATTGAGAACAATGTTATTTCCAAAGAAGGTATAAAGCAAATTCAAGAAGCCTTAGCTAGAATAGAAAAACGCCTAGATTAGTACGTAAATAGGCAATTATTTAAATAACAACAAACAACACAACTATTATACAATGGCTAGTTTAAAACAGCGAATTTTCATAAAACTATTAATTGGTAAGAAGAATGAGTTCTTGCACAATAGTTCATGGTTTTTAATGCACGGTGTAAACTTAGATAAGTACATCGAGGCGGAGTATATCAATTTTACTCATAAAGGAACTATTCCAACCGTAACTAAAAACCCAACCTACCCACTTAATCAGAGAACAAGAACAGACATCCCTGATAAAATCAAATTGTCGCCTTATGCAACAGATGAATTTATCATCCCCAAAATAGACCTTCAAGGTTTACCTTATGATAAGCGTAAAACTGAATTACAGGATTACAGAGATGCGATTACAAATGAAATTACATCAGAAGGTATTTGGAATGTTTCACCACATAAGGATTCACCAAAGACTCCTATTATTGATGCAAGTGGTAGCGCTTCAAATGGCTATAAAACAATAACATCAGAGGATATTGTTAAACTAAGAATAGCCTTAAATAAGGCTTATCCTGGACTCAAAAAAGCAAAATGGGTATTAACGCTTGATACAGAGTCTTATTGGGGCTTGTCTAAAAATGATGATGTCTTAAAAGGGCAAATGATTTATAAATCAAAGATGGGAGAAGTGAACGCAAAGCCTGTTAAGTTCCATGATTTCATTATTGAAGAAGATGATAGACTGCCTTATTACAACGCCAATACAGGCGAGCGTATGCCTTATGGTTCTGTGCCTAATATTGGCGTTGACTACCCATGTGCCACCGCTTTCGTGTCGAATAAAACTTTTGGAAAAGCAATGGGAAAAACAGAACTATTTGACAATCCAAAGGATAGTTCTTTACAAGCTGATAGAGGTTCATTGTTGACTCATGCTTATGTAGGGCCATTCTCTGAAGACTTGAAGACAAACTTAGTTTTCATGGGAGGTATTTTTAGAAAACCATAGTTTTTAATTGAATATCAATTCAAGGGTGTACTTCTGTACACCCTGTTACAATCAATTTTAATCATTACAAAAAACTAATTTACTATCATGGAGATAGAGGTATTATACACAGAGACAGGCACTAAAGATGTTAAAGAGCTTTCTGAATTTATCAAGAATATTATCAAAGATAAAGAATCAGTTGAAGCTGAATTAGCGACTTTACAAGAGAACTCGGAAGAGTTAAAAGCTGAAAGCAGAAAAACTAAAACTGCTAGTACCAAAGCAATAAATAAAGTCAAAAAGTTAGAGGCAACTATTGAAAAGATGAAAGTTGCAGAGAAAGATTTACGTACAGAGCTAGAAACTCAAGCAAATCAAATTGCACATCTAACGCAACAACTTACTGAAAAGGGAAGTAATATTATCAGCGAAAAAGAACTAAAGCAAAAAGCCAAAATAATTATGGAACAAAATGGCTTAAACAAAGCTTTTGTTTCTCCTGAGGGCTACGTCTTTACAAAAGAAAATGTTGCTTATAATCATTCAGGATCAAAGTACTGGGTTGCAGAAATAACAGATTCAGGCGTGGTACTGAAGAAGCCTAATTTATAGAGTTATAACTCTTTATTTTAGAAAGAGAAGCTAAACCTAATCCTTAAATTTTAGAACAAATAATATCATCATACAATGTCTGATACATTTCCAACATTAGAAATCATATTGTCAGCAGACCAATTGAATCGCCAAGAACCTGATACAGATAATGTGTCTATGTTGGTGTTAATTGGCGCTACAGGACTACCTAATTTACCTCATTTAGTACCCAAGGTTGTTTATTCTATTAAGCAAGTTCAAGCTTTAGGCTTAACGGCTGCTTATGATGCGACAACAAGCCTTTTATACTATCACCATGTATCTGAATACTTTCTTGAAAATCCTAATGGGGAATTGTACCTAATGACTGTTGATGGAATGGATTTAAAACAAGTCTTAGGCGATAGTAGTAATGCAGGAGCAATAGAGCCAGCAATTATTGATGCTAATGGTAGAATTAAGCAAATTGCAATAACTAGTGGAGATGATAGTTCAAGCTTCTTTATTGATGATATTATTAATGATAATTTGATCGAAAAGGCGCAAGGACTTGCTGATCGTTTAGCTGCTAACCATATCAAAATTGATGTTATATTCTTAGAAGGTTTTGGTTTTAACGAAACGGCAGGAGATGCCCCTGACTTGAGAGTAAAAGAAACGCCAAATGTTGCCTTGGTTGTTGGTGGTGATAGAGCTGTAGCTAATACAAATGTCTCATATAATGGTTATGGTGCAATAGGTACAGCTTTAGGCTGTTCAACTAGAAAGAAAGTACATGAATCTGTTGCTTGGACTAAAGAAGAAAACAATTTAGCAAGCCCTAAAGATGATCGTTTCTTGAGTGTTAAAATTAGCTCTGATTTATCTCAAGCTGATAAGTATTTAAGTGATGTAACTGCACTAAAAGCATTACATAATAAAGGGTATATTTTTCCAAGACGCTTTCCTTATCTATCAGGTTTTTATTGGAATCAGTCTAATAACTGTATGCCCATATCTAGCGACTTTAAAAACATTGAATCAGTACAAGTAATTAACAAAGCTGCTCGTATCATCGGTAGAACATTAGCCCCACACATTAACGAGACTTTTGACGTTACCAGCGAAGGGCGTTTAACAGATATTGTTAAGCGTACTCTTGCAGCAGAAATACGCCAAGCTTTGGAGAATAATATGGGCGATAACATTAGTGCTATTGGAAGTATTATTGTTGACCCTGCAAAGGATGCAAATAACCAACCTTACCCTAGCATTTTGGTTGATTCAACCTTACGAGCAATTGTAGGCATCCGTCCAAA